GCTGGAACTAATCGAGCTGGATAAATCCGTCCCTCTTCTAGAGAAAAACACTTATATGTTGGATCTTCCACATCCGAAAAATTGGCATTAGCAGTTGCTACCTCACCCCAAATTGACTGCGTCAGAGACGTAACCCACGTCTCCTGCAAATAAGCATCAGTTATTCCTTGCCTCTCTAGTCGAAGAACCACCCTCGTAGTTGCATCAAACAAGTCCTGTGCTGAGACTTCAATAAAGTTACCATCTGGATGATTAAGAACCACACGAGAGATGTAATAAACTTCTCCAGACCTTGCTCCATTCAAAACGAAATCCCACATATGGTCTCTAAGCCAATCTGAAGTCCCCCAGATAGGATAATCTCGAACAAGATTTGTTGCTCGCCAGTTATTTATAAGACCTGAAATACCACCGGAACCTAACACCGAAGAACCAAATCCAGACCCCATCCAGGCTACTGCTACGTTCGTATAACAAATAGTGGTTGTATCAACTGTAAAGTTTGCTTCTTGCCAAACTGTAGAAGCAAACATATTTTCAATAGCATTCACATCCAGAATAATTCTGGAACTTTCACCTGATTCTCCATTCCAACCTGTTGCCCTAATTAAACCATCAGATGGTACTTCTGAGGGAATACTAAATTCCAAGGAAATTTGAAGAGATGTTGCTGTATTTGAAATATCAATTTCAAAGGTTGACGCCCCTTTGGCTCCAGCTACTCTTGAGATATAATATGTACCAAAAAGATTGCCATTCCAAATACGAAGGTCCCGAATTAAATTCTTAGGTATAATAATGGTACCATTTGAAAGGGACATTCCTTTTTGGAAGGGATAAACCTGCCTACAATAGGCGTCTTCCCAATCAGGCCAATCTGCAGGGTTCCACAACGGCCTTAAATCTTCTACTGCAGATACTGAAGAAGCTCCCGTTACAATTTTAGCTAACGGAATTCGACCACCATTTAGACGAGGAAACTCTTCTGATAGAAGAATCATATTTTCACTAAGATAAAGGATTCTAGTTGAATTTGCTGGTAATATAATGGTTCCTGCTTCATAAGTCTTATTCTGATTCCACTGTATTAAATCTATGTCTGACCAAGCAACTGTCAAACCTGAAGTTACTGAAACTATCCCCCCTGAAAGAACATAGTTTACTGTTGATTTATGTCTCCAATCTTCTACATCATCTAAATCTATTGCCGCAACCGCTGGTCGCCTAGTTACCTTCCAAAGAGGAATGATAACATGATCTTGATCCACTACAGGAACTTGAGTACCTAACTTAATTTTAAGTTCTGCTTCCCGCTTCAAACGATAGGTGGTAACTAATCCAAGCGAAGGATCTACAATATCTGGATCTTCCACCTCTGAGACATATTCAAGACTGCTTTCCAGATAAACCAACCAATCTTCTGGCCAACCTGTTGGAAATGGTAGAGAAAAATTTTCTGGAGTTTTTACTCGAATAAACTTTCCATAATAAAGAAATACCCCTCCCCCAATCTGAAAATCAGATGGGTTTTCTTCATCTAAAGTAAAGCCAAAAGAATCAGCTAAAGGACCATTAACCAATGCTGCAAAAAAACTTTTCTCTCTAATATCTCCTACTATTGCTTGAAGCTCATTAAGCTCCGCATCTAATACTGGCTTTGTTTGTTGAAAAATTACTCGGACATAATCTTTAGATTCATCAAATGTATCTCTTGAAAGATTCGGTGTTGCCATATATCACCTAACCAGTAACTCAACCAGAACCAAATCCTGACCCCGCCCCACTAAACGGAGGAGGTGACAAGAAAGGTCTTGGCCTGTATATGGCTGCCAAAGGCCTACCAGGTATATGGTACAGATCAAATGCCATCATCGGATCAGTACACTCTGAATGAATAACATCCTCCCCCGTTGCTTCAGAAAAATATGTAGTAACAACTAGTAAATAGACTTCACCTGTATACCTATCCGCCACTGCGGTATACCAGGCTCCTTGATACGAAGCAGCACTTGCTCCTTCAGAAAAAGTCGGAAGCTGCCATCCAAAATATGAATTTGGAATTAAGGTAAATCTGTCTTTCAGAGCCATCAAAGATCGACCAGGTACTCCTCGTTTTGCCTCAGGCAAAACTAGTTCTTCGGGTGGATCACAAATGCACGGACACTCACCTGACGGGTCTTGAGAAACTTCACACTCCAACATGATACACAAATTTCCTGCTCTAAAATCTTTTGTTGGACATGAATTATCCAAACGAGAAGCTTGTTGTATTCCATGATAAAGACCAAAGAAAGAATGCTCTGGAGAACCTCCTGATGGCCCCCCAAATTCTATTGATTCTGTTAAAAGATCTGAATCATCAGCATTGGCAGGAAGAGGTAACACCTCGCTTGGAACTGGATGTAAAGAACCAAATTTTAATTCCGTTGTGCAAACACTCGCCCCTGATCCTCTAGAATTTGCTAATATTCCACCAGTCGCCTTAACTATAAACTGATGTCTCCACTCTTGCCGTGCTTCATCAACATAAGATAATGGCTTCTTATCCAAGCCTTGATATGGAATAAAATCATAGAAAATAGCCCAATGGTCGGTACTAGCTGGAGTAACTTTCTGCACTAGGTACAACTCAGCTGTTGTTGAGATACAAGGACATGCTGTAAGTCCAGTTGGTGGTGTAGATATGGGGTGGTTTGCTTCTAACACTTTAACTTGAACTGTAAAATCATCTTGAAAAGTATAGTCTGCTATTGGCACCGCTAAACCAAAAATATACATAAAAGGATAAACTTCTGCGTCCTCTGTGAAAGGCATTCTGAAAAGGTCTTTTGCAACTGCCTTATCCGTCTCAAACTCATAGACATAATACCCACCATCTGGTGTCGTCTCAACTTCAGATTCATACCTAACTGGCTCTCCAACATACATCAATCCCCGAGCAGAAGCATCAACTGCTCCGATTTTAGCCTTCGTATAAGCCCGATACTGTATCGTTTCTGATGCAAGAATTGCTCTACAGAATTTAATCTCATAAAAATTTTCACCAGCCCTAACAATCTGAAGCGTTGGCATTGTCTGACCAGTACTAACTAATTCAAATTCTCCAAACCCCACCAAATTGTAGGGAAAAGAATAGGGCTCACAAACTGGTATTCTTACCCAATCACCTAACCAAGCTTCACATGGTGCATCAACCCCAATATAGATTGTGTCAGTACCATTTCCAGCAAAACTCCCTCTAATCTCTCTACGCGGTAACTCGTCAAAATCACACGGAGTAATATCGTGCCAGTGTGAAAAACTCTCGTCAGCTTCCTCACAACGACAGACATTTCTAGGGGTGTCTTCGTCCACAAAACCAAACCCAAAGTCTTCAATATCTGCTGGATTTGTTCGGTCTTCCAATTTATGTAATGCTACTGGAGCATAACGTAATCCCCCGCCTGCCCCATAAAGCACTGTGTAAACAATTCGAATATCACCACCCACTTGAAAATTTTCATCCCCTGTATCCAAGTCTGCATAAGCTAAAGCGGTACCTAACCCATGCCAACCGTCCAAAAGACCAACTGTCTCTCCCGAATCTACCCAAGTCATTGTGGGAGTAACGTTGGCAATCAAAGAACCCGCAGGAGAAGTTGGAGCTATTAACTGCACCCTGTTACAACCGGCAACATAATTTAAAATTCCAGTATTCTTGTCTTCATCTTCTGTAAATGTATCCTTTTGTACTGATGGTATTGGTGCATCCGCAAAGGCATCACGATGATCGTCTCCATAACCAATTTGATAAATTCCTTGAAACTGTTCTGAAGAAATTCCATCTACTGTTAGTAGACGTGTGCCTTTTGCTGCATTGGTCCAATCGTCTCCCAACATTGAACCAAGCGTTCCCCTGATTAACTTATCAAATGATCCTTCTGCTAACTCTTCAAAGTTAAAACCTTGAGGAGCAACAGCATGATAAACTGCCAAAACATCCCGATCCGCTATCTCATCACTAAGTAGGCAGTCTGGTCTATCACTATCTACTGACCCCAAAATCGAACCAGACGAACCATTTGGATTTGTTCCCACATTATAGGCATTACGATTTCTACGGTGAATAACAAATAAAGGAATGGAATATGAATAACCATCCACTGTACCTAACAAAGTTTGAGAATTTGAATCCCCGGAACCGGCACGATAAAGACCAAAGTCCTCATTAATACTCCACATATGAATAAAAGGCAACCCACTGTCATTGTCCTCAACAGCACCCCAACCAATAATACTAGAATCTCCTAAACCATCTGGATACGAATCTACATCTACCGACTCTACAACCCTGATTCTATACTGAACCTGCACCCGTTTTGTAGTTTCAATACCCCCATAAGGATCCACCATCTCGTGCGACGGGTTAAATGCTGGGTATTTAAATTGCCTATTACCATCATAATAAATCTTATCAACCTCTGGCTTTGTTTCAGAATCTGCAAGAGGATCCAACAAAACCCTCCATACCTCCAACATCACCAAATCTTGACGCTCTCCTGTAAGAGGGGGATTACCTAATTTAACAGAAACAAAATTACCTGGTACTTCTCCACCTATTTGAGAAGTTGCTACCGGTATTATCCAACCATTCACCATAGCCACAAACGGATCAAGAGCAATCTCATTTGCCCTGTTTATTTCAAATGTTACACCCGTTGAATCAAAATGAACTCCACGTGTTGGGTAAACCCTAACAATCTCCGATCCCGACTCTTCTCCCAAAAAAACACCACTCTTACAATTTAATCGTGTAAAAGTAGTGTCCACTAAACGTCTCACCGCTTGGGTAAGATTAAGCTCAGAATCCAACAAAGGTTTGGATTGCTGATGTACAACATCAGACCATTGACGACCTTCTGGTTCCAACACCCTTGTTACCCCGGCACCCAGATTCTCCGACATGCTAATCCTCCATCAAGATCCAAATACCAAACTAGAAAGTCAATCGCCACACAACCGTCATTGTGGAAGCTGCCGGCTTATTAATCACAGGAAAAGTCGCATAGTTAACTAGGGTTCCTGAATAAGGAGCAGATGTAACTACTCCTCCAACCAAACCCTGCTCCACCCAAGGTGCCGCAGCCTCTCCCGGACCAAACACCGTCGTAAAATCAACAATAGATGTAGGAGAACCCGAAACATTACCATCATCATCAATAAAATCAACAGCTGAAAAAGCTTTACGAGCTATTTCATTTTCTAATGTTTCTTGATCTGCTGTAGCTGCTGGAGGATTCATGGGATCCCATGCTGGATCACCCTGACCCACTGCCAAATAAGTAATACCCTTTAGACCAGGCTCTAAATTATTTTTAACCAACCTAGCCACTAAAATAGACGCTGTCTTGACAATCAAATTACAACGAACAAACTGTTCAACAGTTCCATCCGGATGCTCCAACTTAAAGGTAATAACTCCTTCTTTTGGTCTCAAACCAACCGCGTCATCTTCATGTCTCAAAAAAAGACCTTGAATTCTATCTTTTCTCATTGGAAATCTATCCTTTAGAAGGACCCGAGAACCTCTGTGCCTCATTTTTGGTGCCTCTCCAAATAAGTTAACTCCACGCATCATAACACTCCTTTACAAAACAATCATCAAACTTGCCAATACACTATGGGGCACATTCCCCATACCCACCCATATGACCATAAGGACCAGCTCCAAAACCACACGACACCTCATCCCAAATCAAATCCCCATCTAATGTCATTATCAAATAATCTTCTGTTACTGTCATTGAGTCAGTAAATGCTAACAAAGGAGCTATGACACAGGAATCAGACATTGCTCCCATAGACTCTTCAAACTCCCAGAACATATTAGGAGATAAGCCTGGCAAAAGTGATGGCCACAAAACTCTAGTCCAGTTATTTAACGCTCTGTCTATATTTACTGGGTCTGCAGAAAACCATGGAACAGTATCTACTGTACATCCTGGGTTTAGAATACTCACCAACCAATTTAATCGTGAACTCCACGTATTCACCACTAATGAGGTTTCTGGGTCTATTACACAACTATTCACCAACGACCTCTGACCTTCATAGGTAAGAGAAGCAGGACCCCAATCATTCAACATAATATATTCTAATTCAGGAGGTATGTGATATTCATCTAAATAATCTACCCCAGATTCAGAAAATATCGGTGGAAATAGACCCGAAGGAGATGGTTCTGAAGGAGTATCACCTGTTTCCATTGTCATGCTGATTAAATCATCAAACAGCGGATATACTTTAGCATCCCCTTCCTGTAAAATTCTATTCCTAAAAGAAACATCTAAATAAATGTCTCGGTTACACAACCCCAACGATTTCAAAATCATTGGAGGAACATCACTTCTGACAACTTCTCCACGAGACAACAAGGCAGCTCTTAGCGGGTCGGCTAATGCTTCTTCACTAGCTGCTCCATAATACTCGACAGCCTCTTCACTGATACTTGGAGAGATAGACAATGGGTTATAAAAAACTGACCAACGATTAAGAGCGTGCGCAGGACTTTCAGTAAACTCATTTAAAACAAATGATGCTTTGTCATTTAACGCTGCTGTATAAGATGGCATCAAACCATAATAACGATACTGCGTAATATTTTCCTGAGGTGTTTCTGCCTCTTTAGGAAAACCCAATACTGTCCTATAAAGGAAACGATGGTTTCTATCTGTTAAGACGTCGTTGAGAGAGGTTCCATAATCTCCAATTATAAATGGTGTGTCCGGTTCTACCCATATCCAATATGATAACTCCACAATGTCCGTATCATACAAATCCACACCATCTTGTAAGGTAATTTCTCCTAATTTTGGATCTACATTTTCAATCCACGAAGATCGATCTTCCCCATTAACCCACAAAATCAAAGACCGAGACGAAACTGGCCATACCAACAAAACAGAGGAACCATCCCCTTCCACCAACGGTCCCCTCGCTGTTCTAATGGTTGGAAGCACTTGATCTGGTAAATTAACTGACTCCCGTGAGATAAAAACTTCTCGTGAGGTAAAGAAATACTCTACCCGATACCTTAACTTAGCCTGAGCTGCTGTTTCAACACCCTCTTCTACTAAAAGCTCAACTTCCCCCTTAGAAGGGAAAAGAAATAGAATTTTCCCTGAAACATTCTGAGAAACACCCCCTGGAGGAGTATACCATATTTTGACCCCACCGGTACCATCCTCTGTGGCATATGGAGGTAATCCAGACCCATCTCCCCTTGTCCAGGGTTTATGATTTGACCACAAAATCACCGTTTCATAGTTTGTTAATTCCGCCTCCAAATTTTCAAGTAATCCAGTCTCTGTGCCATATTGTCGCTGCCTCCTAATATCATCATAAAACCACTCACACAATGTAAGATTAAATCTATCACAAACCGACGTGTCAGTAATCTTTTCTCCAACTAAAAAGCCATCTTCTGTCAAAATAGGATCTACTAGTCTACCTTCACAATAAACCAGCTGTCCTATTTGAAGAGATGTTAAAGGAACTGGCGTTCCTTGTGATGTTGTTAACTCTAAATCTGAATCAAACCTAATTGGAATACCGTCTATTTCAGCTGTCCCAGCCGCTACATTAACCTCTGTTATTTCCCCTTCTAAAGAGACTTCTTGAACCCCCTGAAACATTCTGGACCGCTGATCCACAAAATTCATTCGCACTGCAAATAAATAGCCACTACCCAAAACTGTTGTGCATCCAACATTTGGTCCAGATAAACCCCAATTTTCTTCTGCTACCACTCGTAAACGATATTTTACGTGTGCGGGCTTCACCAAATCTAACACGTAAGACAAATCTTCTGCTAAATTTTGAGACTCTCCCACCTGAGCAATACTATTCAGATGTATTGTGACATCAAACGTAAACTGATCAGAAATATCTACGTCTGACACTTGACTATCTTCCAATGTATAAAGCTCAATCAGAGTCACTGGAAGATTGGATAGTGCTGAAAGACCCTCTTCAGTAACGTCTTTTTTAGAACCTCCCAAATACATCTGAAGTAAGACTTGAAGAAAGGCTCTATAAATCTCTGATGACCAATCCAACCTTGGAAATTTTACATTATCTACGTGAAGAATATAACCCCACTTCTGATAAAGATATTGTGATCGAGAAGTAACTAAATATCTATCTTTACGGAGGGCTTCTGCCTCCAACCGTATGCGAGACATCTCTTCCGCCCAAGCTCGTAAAAATTGTCCATAAAGCGTAGAGGGAATAGAAGCATCATGACTTGAAGGTAGCCTTTCAATTAGAACTTGAAGAATACTATCAGCAAGATTGCGCCACCTAATACGAAAATCTTTTCCATCCTCTATGGGGTGAATACTATCACCCATTCGCTGTAATGGGTTATCAAACCCAAATATTTCTTTCCAAGAGGTCGCCAAAGCCTACTCCCTATAATTTATCACAAGATCATTAAGCACAGGATACTCCAAATTCCTGACTACGATATCCTTGGAACCCTGTTCTCCCTCTACCCAATAACTTGCCATAAATGAAGATTTATAGGGAGTGTTGCCAAGAGGAAGAGATACAACTATTTTCCCATCCTTCCTAATAAAACATAAGCCTATTTCATCTTTCAACTCTATTTCAGTTTCTACCATGCTCAGTGCTTGCTTATCAACATAAACAACTGCATGGCGATACAGACGCCCCACTCTTCCTGGTTCCACATAAATTGCTCCACCACCATCTACTGTTGCAAAATTAAGCACAGATCTTTTTGTTCGCCAAACTGAAGACACCCCGGCCGAAACTCTTTCCCACCCATTTGGTGACTCGGGATCCTCAGCAATATCCAATTCTTCAGCATTTATCATGGCTTGATCTGCTCTGACCATTCTGGTCAAGGGAACCACAACATAACCCACTCCTTCAACCGTCTCCATCCAACCAATTACATCTGATTGATAAACAGACTCTCCCACTCTTCTAGAGTCAATTTGATTTTTAAGCTGAGAACGAACTAAACCGTCCACCGTCAGCCTATTTGCTCCTCCCCGAAGACCAACTGTCATGGTTATATCAATGGGCACTTCAACTGCCAACTTTACTGCCACATCGGCCGTAAGGTGTTTAAAATTATCTAACTGTTCTGCTACTCTTTCCACTGTTGATTGATATGAGTAAGTTAACTGAACATTTTCATCTGCCTCATAACTAACCAGCACAGTAGCCCCATTAGGAATGGACCCTTCCGTCAAACGATAAATATTAGTTTCATAACCATCAACTTCTAACTCATAATCTATTCCAGCTACATATGTAACATCTCCTGTTACGTTTTTAACTACTACCGTTCTACGGTCCACACCCACTTTTCCTAATGCTTCTTGCTGCTCATTAACCAAGACAACTGATTCATCAGTTACTTCATGGCGAGAACCTGTGGGCTTACCATTCGCCGGATTAAAAAAAATCTCAACTCCATCTTGAGATAACGATGACCTACCTATAAGAAGAGGATCATTTTGTTTAAAAATATTAACATTGTCTTGTAAACTCCCGGAGAGTTCTCCTACCACCTGAATAACTTCTTCTAGAGGCTGTTTCAGCAACGTAAAAACTCGCTTATTACGCCTATCATAGGTAACTTCCACTACATCAAAGGAACTTAAACCTATTCGCTGATTTAATGGTCTTGTTTCGTCTAAATCTATAGCATTAGGAGGAATAATGGTCAATCCTGTTAAATCATACTCTTTACCATCTCGAGTTATATTTCTTACTGAAGACACCGCATATATTGCATTTTCTCCGTCGGAGAAAGCTTCGTTTTCTACTATAAATTGAAGCATAGGAACCGAATAGATTCGAACTTTAGCCACCTGGTTTACCATATTACCAAATGGAACAGTTTCCACCATTTGAGAGACACTCTCACCTCGGATATAAACATCAACTTTACCTCCAATATGTTTCTTCCTAATGTCATCCCAATCTCGTAACATAATATCATTACCTGCAGACACCACCCTTGCATCTTGCACTCCCCCCACCTCAAGAGTTTTTGCTAAATAACCTTTCTCACGACCTGTATCCACCCCCGCTAACCTCAAAAGCGTCCTCTCTTGAAGCTCTAGGTTTGTTTCGCTATCTTCACCACCAAAAGCTGCTGTATCATTCGATACACCCAAACCTACCGCACCGGATAAAACTGTTGTGATTGTTCCTAAAGATACGTTACCTATTTGACCAGCTGTTTCACACTCTGCTTTCACTCTAAGTTCCCATCGTTGATTCTGAAGGTTGTAATAGCTACTTAAATTCTCTAGTTGCATTGTTTTTGCTTCTAGAACTTTAAAGGTCAGTTCTGGTACTCCAGATTCGGTATCTGCTACTGACAGCACCCTATCTCCCACATTAACTTCAAGGTTTTGATCTGGTGCTGATTTCACATAAAAGGTAAGAATAACTCTAGAAGGCTTAGACGTTATCCTCTCTACTCCAAATGTAGCCGCTAATCTGGTAAAAGCACTATCAATAACTAACTGGACGTCTGAGTCAGTATCTAAGTTTAATGCCTTCTTAAGACTTGTTTTATAAGTACTACCAGCTACCGTATCTGAAATACCATCACCATCTGCATCATCAATAGCTGTCAAAGTCACAAAAGACTGAGACCTATTCATGAAATCTAACAATTTCCAGACATCTTCTTCGTCCTCTGCCATCACATCTAAAATGTCTCTTGCCACTTGACCCGTTTTAACATCCAATTTTGGTTGTGCCTGGAACAGTGAATTAACCATACGCACCACAATATCTCGTTGTACTGGTAAAGGAAAGGTAGCAATAGTTTGAGACATCAATGTGGCTTGACCTACCACCTCTGCTGAATTAGGAGATTCTACTTCTTGTCGCCGCAAGGCATCAAATTTTACAGACGTAACAACGTAATAATAAACTGTTCGATCTATACCACCACCTTCTAAAACCATTGAATCTTCATACTCATAATATGAGACATTCTCCACAGAATATACCGTTGTTACTTCTTCTGTATTCCCTGTTACAACCGATTCTTGTGATACCGGAGTTTTAACTTCTTCACTCCTATTAATTTCTGTAACAAGACCCGTATTCTGAAGTATGTACCCCTTCAAACCCCCAGCTGGAGAATCTGACCTACGAACGTTATATCCTATTACATCCGGATCTGAGGATCCTTGCCAACTAACTAATACTGCATTTGTGGTTATAGATACCACAAGACCTGACGGAGGGGTTGAAATAATTGATAATTCATCATCTGATGTTAACAATATTTCTATATTTGCAGGCTCACTAATCCCCTCTGCATTTCGAGCAATAATATAAAAGATATTTTGACCTTCTTCCAGGTTTACATCAACATACCAACGCAATGTGGTGGTATTCCACATCACCGTTAAATCAGGACGTTGATGTATGTATAAAGATAATGTATTTGCTGACCCCATACCCGAAATACGCTGCTCAATTTTGTTGGTTGAAAAATTACTGACAGCATATGGTCCCGTAATAACGGGAACGCTTGGCAATGCCATATTCAAATCTCCTATAGCACCGATACTTTACCAAAACCCTTGAGTTCTGGTGGTGCTCCATACAAATCCATTGCCTTAACAAAGGCAATCTTGTCTCCCAACTGATTACGAATCTCCACCAACACATCCCAAGAAGTTTGAGAAACATCAGTTGCATTAACATCTACTCTAAGTACTTCACGCAACAACTCTTTAAGTGAAACTGTCTGAAATTCTCCTTGCTTAAGCTGCATACGTCGCATACGTGATGCAAAGGCTGTGATATCTCGCTGAATGCTCAACCGTAAATACCCCGAATCCACCACCTTTGTGCCAATTAAGGTAACTATGCCAGTACCATACCAACTTGCATATCTATTAGTACCCCTCTCTGTAAATACTCCCTTTTCCAAATCCTGAGATAACTTTTCTTCATTAAGAACCGCCCGTAATCTGCCCATGTTATCTAATGATATATCATGATAGAGACGCAACCCATGACATCTCCTACAATTATCGGCACTGGTTTGAAACGATAGTTGCACAACATTATCCATAGAAGGTAACAACTTCTTAAATTGCAACATTTTAACATCGTTAGTTAACACATCAGGATCAAGAACTAGCCTCCAGCCCCATCGTTCATGATTAGAAGGAACTTCATAACCATTCAAAAAAACCTGAAACCCTATATCTGCGACAGGACGTAATAGTTTTACTGTTCGCCTATCAGACTCTAAGACATATGTTTCCATATGCACTCTATGATCACAGACTGCTTCAAACTTTAAATCAAAACTCATGGATACTGCCCCCCATCACACCCTTGAGGAAAACACCTTATTCTTTTATAACATCTAACCGAATTTCGGTCTGGACACTTTTCACAATCCCCAACCTGCCTGACACAACCTTCTGTCGGTGGTTCTATCTGTGTCCCGGAAGGATCTGTCACTGAACCATCCGGATGTCTTACATTACCACTCGGCAACAAAACATCACCATTCGGATACCATACCTCACCATTAGGACGTAAAACACGACAATCGGGTGTGACAACAGATCCATCTGACCAAACCACTGTACCATCTAAACGAAACCAACACCCTTCCACAGTTTTAAAAGAACCATCTTTAAATCGATGAGACCCATCACTATATAAAGTTTCTCCCGTTGCAGGATTATAAATTGCCCCATCACCCCGACGTATCCTACCATCTGAAAATGTTCTAAGACCATTCGCCGCTATTGAACCATCTGGGTACTTCACTGAACCATCTGGGTATCTAATCAAACCATCTGGGTACTTCACTGAACCATCAACATACACTGTCCGACCATCCGGGTAAAGAACTGAACCGTCTAAATTCAAAATAGTACCATCAATTTGCAAAATGGATCCATCCGGACGTTGAATAGACCCATCAGTCAATTGAACGGATCCATCTTGTAGTTTTATTGAACCCTGGTACACCCCAGGCAAACCTTTTGTACCTTGAACTAGATTTCTAGGAATTGAAGGGAGTACTTGACCAGGACCCGGGTTTACTGGCACCCCTTCAACGGATATTCCCCCCAAAACTGAAGGAGGAGAAAATACTGAAGCAGAAACCCCTGTTTCTAAATCCTTACCTGGACCCGGTCCTGTTCCAGATGAAGGTACTTGACCTTCTCCAAAAATTGCATCTAAGCTTGACAACACAGGTGATGGTTCACTATCTGAAAAAAGATTTTCTTTGTGTTGGCCCGATGCAAACAATGAATCTACTTCTGATGCTTGTTTATTTAAGCCATCCCACTGTCTTGTGACAACTGCTTGTCGTTCTGCTCTCTCTACAAAATCTGCTACTAATTTAGCTTCATATTCTAATGTTTCATGAACATAGCGTAAGGCTGGTATTGCTGGCCTAACTAAATCTTCAACATGTATAGCTACATCTCCATCTCGCCGTGCTCCCGACGTCTTTACCGCTGTCTCTGGAGGTTTTCCTGCCACTTTCCATTCCACATCTCCATCACCTGATCCTCGCTTCTTTTTCGCTGCCTGTATTTTGTCTAAATAGGCTCTAAAACGAGATGCTTCATGGTCCAGGTGAGAAGCAATAGCTTCTTTCTCAGAAGAAAACTTATCTTGAAGAAAACCTTTAAGTTTGCTCCAAAAATTACTACTGAAAGTTCCTAGAAAATCAAACATATTTACCCATCTGCAAAAGTAGATATGGAAGCCATTGTAATAGAATCCCCAAGAGAACCCTTATCTCCTAAACGAACTAAAGGTTTCTTGTCCACAAAAACAGAAAGAGATCCCTCAATTGCCGTAGTTATAGGAGGTGTTCCTGGTGGATTACCACACGCCACGTTTGATCGATAATCCCCTAAAAGATGTACTGGAAGTTTATCCACAAACACTGATACTGGACCTGTCGAAGCCAATACCATACCTTGACACGAAGTAGGGTCATTCAACCTAGCTATCCCCGGCATTAGCAAATTCCTAACCGGAACTTCATAAGATTCCTAAAACTCCGTAAACTAACTAACAAAGGCTTTAATGTCTCTATTTTTGATGTTAATTGTGCTTGATTAGTCAATAAGGCCGGTAAAGACAACACATCATTTATGTAACTTTGAAGCTCTTGCTTTGAAAGGGTCAAAGACTGACGCAACAGAATTAGCTCTTTAACTGCCGCGGTACATGGAATGGCCGTTAAAGCTAACAACACTTTATTTGTATCCGACTGTAAGTCTGTTAACTCCAATTGCTGATTTTGCACTGAACAAACTCTATCTGTTATTGCAGAATGTGCTGTCTCATACACCACCAACTGACGACTAAGCTTTCCAATATTATCGTCTAACACTTTACACAACAACAAAAGATTCTCTGATGAAACTGAGAACAAACATTGTTCAAGCCATCTCGAAACATCTGCCATCACACCCCCTACATCACAAATTCATAACTTCCTACAACATCAAAACTAATTGGAGGTCCATGCTCCTTGGCCACCTGCGCATGAGCTGTTAAAGTTTTAAAACCTGGTACAGGAACAGAGCCCGTTCCTGGACATCCCATCAACACTGTATAAGTGTACATTCGAGCACTTGGGTCTCCATATGCCACCATTGTAACCTCTTCCACACATCCATCTGGTGTTTCTATATCCAATGTGGCAGAAAGTAACTGGGGGGTCCTAGCTTCTAAAAAAATCTCTAAAGACTCCCCGAGAGAAACTTCTACTGGAATAGTAGTCAATGTCGCATATATCCTACCCGCACTAATATAAGATGTTAACTCATGCACATCCGGAGAATCAGGAACTGAAGCCGTAACCACCACTTGAAAAACTTGATTACGATATAAATCGACCTCCCAATCGCTGCCCGTTAACTCAAAAGTAGCTGACCAATTATAACCATCTACTGACGTTAGGATATGCTCTCGATGTATTCTATCCATGTCTTCCACATCCACCACAACACTTCCACCCAATGACAAAAGGTCGTGGGATGTAACGGCACTTACCGTCATAGAGGTTTCATGCCAATAAGATGTATCATTTAAACTGATCTTCATTGACAAAGCACCCATGTATTCATATTGAATAGTAGTACTGTCAGATAGGCCTGAAAAATGCGTGGCTAAAATTTGGATATCATAAAAACCAACAGGCAACCCATCTGTTACTACCCATGTTGCTACAAAATTCTGATAATCCTCTGTTGTCCAAGTTAAATCTACTGTACCCCCACCCGGTTTACTCAACCTTACTATAAGATTACCCCCGGCTAAAGAAACTGATGTATAAATATTAACATGAATGGTTCCACCCGACCAAGCTAACTCTGGAACCTCCGCCGTAATATCTATGTTACGTACTGTGACACAATCTTCTAATGGGTCTGAAAACCTACCTCCTGCTGACTCTGCTCTAACTCTGAAACAAACCTGTTGACCCACTTGAAAAGTACTTCCCATTAGATTTGAGTCTCGCCACCCTAACTCTGTGTTTTCATCTTGATAGATAATATCTCCATAATTAACAAGAACGGGTGAATACACCCCTTTAGTTCCTTCTGGGTCCAAAATCTCTATATTTGAAATATCTTCTTCATCTTGGCTCCTCACTAGGACCAACAACATTCCGTATGGAAACTGATTACGCAATGCACGATCAAAACCACAGTCAGGATCCTCTTTTTGAACAATAAAATCCAGAGATCTATTGCCACCTATATTTACTAAATCTCCAGGGTCAAATGACTTAGTCCAAAATCTAAAAGAATGACTACCATCTATAAAGAAAGCTTTCGTATCTAGTTGTGTCCAGCCATCATCATTTAGCCACCGAGGCAAAACAGACATTTCAAGATCCACACCAACATAGACATCTCCTGGTTGACTTAACCGAAACATTAAGCCATAGTTGTCCTCAACTAATAACCGAGTATCCTGCCTTGTTTTAAGAGCCCAAACTGGACCCCAGTCTCGATATTGACTATGAAAAGTCACTATTCCTAACGGAATCCATGGACTATAGGTATCTCCACCATCAGGACTGACAGAAGCTTGAATATTAACTATTTGAGGATCAACATAATGTGTGTACCACACCTGTATTTCATGACTTGCTTCAAGCTGACTTGGAACACCAGGTTGACTCTCCACATCTAAAGTAAACGTTCTACCATCCGCACCAATTGTTGCCCCAGACACATCATAAGTTACTCCAAGTGTTAAGTTCTCTACCCGTAAAATACTACTTAAGGGCCATAATGGAGTTAAGTCTTCGTTAAGAACTAGAAATTCCAAAGTTAAAGAGTTTACCACCCTCGCTACCATACGATCTTCAAAAAGATGCCTATAATAGACAGTTACAGAATCACCCTGATATGAAACCTCTCCATTTATAGTGGGATCTAACTTAAGCTCTGTTCCTTGTTCCTGTAACACTGCACCTGTGAAATCGTAGTCAAAACCCTGAGTATTGTTTCTCACCTGAACTATAGACATGACAATAGGTGTTCCTTCCGTCCACGGCAAACCATCCACCGTTATCTTAAGTTGAGACGCATCTGAAACTTGACCAACCATCTCCATAATGTCTTGAACTGTAAGTTCCTTGCGGGGGATTTCCCATTGTGCAAAAATTTCACGAAGCCCTTGAGTCAAAAATTCTTCTGGTGGATCTGGTAAGTCAGGTGCTGGAACCCCTCCTATTGATCTTGGTGTCACAGACACCGTTGTCACTGGCCCCTTAACCCCATCCCCATTTACCTCTCTAACACCCACATCAACTGTTACGTCATTCACCAGACCAGATAGTGATATATAATTTGAAACAGACGCTCCTACCACCTCGCCCCCATATAGAATTTCAAAACACCGCTCTAAGGCTTTGGGGTTATCTTCTCCACAAGGAGAAGATATGTCCGGATTATCTGCCCAAGACAAATAAGTTCTACCCTCCAAATTCCAAATTGCACATAAGTTTTTCACAGCTTTTGGCTGATAGCTGTCTTCTGTTGGTTGAGATACGGAAGGTCCTGGAATCCCACGATGTTCACGAGCTTCTTGAATAGAAATTTGTTCTTGACGTGACAACTGATTAAAAATCTTTTCCAATTCCGCTATAAAAGTTTGGTCCCTAGCTCCTGCAATCGCTTCTCGCATCGCACCTGATAAACCACACAAATCCACTTGTTCTAGCACCCCTTGAGTTGATGCTGACACTTTATTTAGAAGAGAAAACACTCCCTGTATTGCTACGTTGGTATCTTCGCTCAACCCTGTTGTCGCTACTGCACCATCTAGCTGGACCCTAAAAGACTCCAGTTCCTCTTTGGAACAGATTTCCTTCCCCCTCGTTCGACCCCTTACTTTTACAAATTCAGACTGTTTGACCCTCCGTTTTTCTCCGTCTGCTTGCATACGGGCTAAAGCTGCCTCTGCTACCGAACGCGGTTGTAATCGATTTAAAAAGTTTAGAATAGTTTTAGATTGGTCCGCCATTTAACCCCCTAATTATGATAAATAATCGGGGCCTCATCAGAAAGAGCAGCATTTGCTGTTCTTTTCTCTTGACCCCCCACCGTTACTGTTCTATTTCCATGCACAGTATGTGTTTCATTACCCATCACCTCTGTTTCTAAATCTCCCTTTACCATCAATTTTGCTTTTCCACCTAATTCTACTTGTGCTGCATATCCTTCCGCATCCACTCCTACCACCGCTATTTTAATGGCTCCTGCTGCAGAAATATCTATAGATCGTTTTGTTGTTTGATCAGAACCAACCACAAGTTTAACCGAACCGTCTAATCCAACTTCTATCGAACGACCAGCCCCTAATGGGTCTGAGGAAGAAGAAGCTGCCACCTTAATTTGAATTTTACCCTCTTTATTAATATCTATTGTTGTATTTTTTATCTTTAAGTGATATGCTTCGGCTAATGAACGCTTCTCCTTTTCATCTGAAATCACTTCATATGAAACTGCTGGTGAAGTTGCATCTGCACTACCAAAAATTTTACGACGCAACACCTTACCAAAGGTGGTGGAGTTACCTGGATCCGCCCCCACCAAAGTACCCTTCACCTGTTCTACTAGAATTTCTCCATCATATATATCCTCCATACCCTCTATCTCTTCTATTCGATCCAACACCCCATCTGAAGTTTCTCTTAAAGTTTCACGACTCTCCACCCAAGCCTCACCTCCATCATCCAATGAAGAATCGTCTACTGTTACCACATACATTTTACGAGTATCCAGAAGGGTCATGGGGTCTACTGATGCTTTACCTGGTTTATTAGGATGGGGGTCTCTAATCACAAGACCCTTCACTGACTTCACTCTTCCACTATTTATCACATGGTGTAGAGATCTACTACCAATACGATGGGCAAAGGCGTCTACCCAAAAACCTGATAAATCTGAGGCAAAGGCATAAAGATGGTGATCTAAACGAATCCAAGTACCTTGTGTCGACTGAAAGAAACCCTCGCCAGGATAAAGTTTCTGCATTTTGTATCTTATTTGCTCGTCCTGACCTATAAATTTTACTGGGTCAAAGTTATAACCTTTACGGATACCTGAAGGTAAAAATCCTAACACTACAGGTGTGCCATGAAACTCATGTTGCTGCATAAAACCACAAACCACTACCGATCCTACCTCTGGAAGAAAACCCATGAATGCTCTCGGCGTTGCTGTGTTCATCAACAAAGGCACTTCTGTGCGACCTCCTTGTTGATCCAACCAAATCACATCAACTGTCCAATAAATGTTGTCAACACGAACCACTTTACCGACGCGCAGATAAGTAAATCTACCTTCCAAGCCCCTTGAACGACCTTCTGCTGGTTTTTGTCCTGGTAATATTGGAATATTCCACACCCCAGGAAGAGGCCTTCTCTGCTGTGACATTATTCACCCACCAAATCCGATACTTCATCTCGTGATACTGGCTTGTCCAAGGGGGAGCCACTCAAACTATCCAAAGCCCTTTGTAGTTGTGTTTGATGCTCTCTTGCTCGGGCCGATTCCACCTTCAATGCACTAACTTGCTCATCATTAAGAGCATTAGGATTTGCCAACCGATTGTTAATATCCTGCATAAAATTTTCATCCTTAACCATTGCATCCCCCAATACTGACAACAATTTCTCTCTATCTGAGCCCGCTGATTCTCGGGCCCGTTCAATAAATCTATCTGTTTCTAACTCATCTGTTGGCACCGCTAATCCCGATGATATCAACAATAGATAACGCTCAAAAGTAGTTCCAAGGGGGGTACAAGTACATTTTTCTATATCTTCTCCTGGTGTTAGTTCCGCTAAGGTTGAGCCTAAAACACCAACCGACCGATCCGACAACGTATCTTCAAGATAAACCTGCTGCCTATAACGCTCTTTTCCTGCCTGGTCACTCCACTTTGGAACATTTTTTCCTTCTGCTAACCGACTCTCTAGCATCTCCTCATCCAACTCTACTGACAATGATTGCATTTCCGAAGCTGCTATTCTTTGACCTAAACCAATTTCTACCTCTCCTTGAGAGGTAACCTGTAAATCTCTACCGTACGGGTAACCACCAACCAACTCATAACCTTCCTCATCTGTCACAGGTATTGCTTCCTGAGTTACTTGATTTAATGGATAATCTACTACTTCCTTCCAATAACCTGCTTGCTGACCATCAATAATAGCTACACCCTTTTTACTGACTACTTCCTGCTTTTGTGTTTGGGTTTCTGGTAAAACCTGGACCCCCTCTGTTGTTCTATTGGGATCAGTTTCTCTAGCTAGTATCAACGCTGCATTCTTTTGAAGCTCACCACCCTGAGAATGCCTTTTTGCACGACGACCCTCCAGAGTCAAGGTTGTTTGAAAAGGACCCCCAAATCTAAAACTATGAGTAATACCAGTCACATAATAAAAGACATCTCTACTTGGAACATAAACTGGGTACCCCAATCTAAGCTCTGGACGACCTACAATACTCAACGATGAACTAGTAACTCTGGCATTCAAACGAGAAAGGGTTGCTATTGCATAAAGACGACATGCTGCTGCATCCCTAAGATACTGCATTGTTGCTTGTTCTGCCCGTAAACCATACTGCCGAGCCAATGCATAATCTATATGATATCCATAAGGAGCTGCCTCTCCTCCTGTGTTATCCACATCTATAATGTTTCCTTTAACATCCAATCTTGTTGTAACCTCAGATTCTGATTCCCCAAAAGACCAATTCACCACATCAGAATCCTCTATTATAGAAACTGGAGCAAAGGCTCTGACATCTACATTATAGAATGGTGGTTTAAACCAAAAATTTCCGTCCATCTGTTGAAAAAACTCATACCCAATAAATTGCTTAACATGGTTTGCAATTTCCAAATAAGACATAGCCTCTGTTTCTTCATAAGTTCCTTTATATACCGCTTCAAAAGGACCCAACTTAGACATCTCTGGTTCCACCCCAAGTGAGGGTGGCTGAAAAAAAGAATCAATGGTAGCCAAACGAGCATCTTCTTGAGCTCTATCTTTAAGGCCCCGTCTATCCAAGGCTATTGGTAGCCCCTTAACACCAAACATTGTCAATACAGAACCAAGTTCTTTAAATCGGTTTGACCAATAAAACACTAGATCCCTGTTCAGACGCCTCCACACCTGCTGAGTCTCCGCTATAACATTTACATTTTTTAAATTATAAGGCTCTGCTGCCGTATTCATTGTAAAACGATTCAATTCATACATAATTTGAAAAGGGTTCTTGTTAGCAAAAAGAGTTTTCCATCCCTCACCAGAAAGACCTGAATAATCCAAAAAAATAGTTGAAGGCTGAACAGCAAACTTCATAATTTGCCACCAACGTAGCATGCCTACACATTGCAGCGAAATAGAAGACACCACGCCTGAGGTCTCTACCGCTGAAGAGATAAGACCCCAAAAAACAGGACAATAATT